TTGGCCGAAGACTCCAAGACTTCCAGCGCCTTGTAGGTTTCCACAGCATTGGCCATCATCTTGCCGTCGCTGCCGATCAGGCGAGATAAAAAGGCCTCGTTGATGCCAGACTCAGCGGCCTTGGCCTTGATCTCGTCAAAGGTAACCGCCTTGGTTCTAATGTTCAACGCATCGGCCACGCCGCCAACGATGGCTGCGGCATCCTCAGTCTGGTAGCGCGACAGGTTGAACGGCTCATCTGGTGTGCCACCTGGCTTGCCTTGCGTGATGCCAAACGTCTGCCGGCGGCTGACGGCACGGCCAACTTCTTGTGTCAGAGTTTGGTCAGCTTCTGGAATGAGCTTGAAGCGACCAGCTTTTGCAGCGTCTGGCAAAGTGCCTTCTGCAGCACGGGCTGCATCTGGAACCAGGTTGCGCTCTGCTTTGGTGGCCTGCTTGGTTATCAGCCTGCGGATAGCCGCGTCAGCTGGGCCGGCAATCTGGACGCCTTCCTCCATGCTGGGGTTGCCAGGTTCAGCATCCAACGGTGGCTCGGCCATCATATCCTGGGCCGCTCCAGGCATCGGTTCTAACGGGATCTGGTCAGCAGGAGCGGTGGACAACACGCTCGGCAAGATCTGGTCAAGACGTTGGTCAAGTGACTGTTGGGTGATGGCCATTATTCAGCTCCTTGCTGCAGAGCTGCACCGCCCCGCGTTACGCCTGGTCGTTGTCCTGCTCGGGTTTGTCTTCCGGTTCGCTTGGATCCATCGGCAGTACCACCTTGGACAGCTCGCGGAACAGCGCCAGCGGATCCTGGGGCTGGAAGGGTGGTGCCGGTTGCGGAGGCAAAGTCGTCGATGAGTTCACGGTTTACTCCTGGCCAGGTGTACCAAGGTTTCCCGAAGTACTGGTTGGGGCTGCCATCAGGCAGCGTGTCCTTGCTGAAGAATTTTACTCCAGGGAAGTTGTCAGGAATCACCCCGTTTTTCTTTTCCATCACATGGTCGAACATCTCGTTGAGATCGTTCTTTGTCATGGCCACTTTGTCGCCATTGGCTGTCTCGTAGACAAACCTATTGCCGCCGTCTGGCGTGCGCTCGTAGGTGACACCGAAGCCACGCTCATGCGTGCGGCCTTCCCTGACCGGCACGTTGGCAAATGGCATGGGCGCGCCCTCGGCCTTCTTGACGATTGTCTCAAGGGTGGGATGGGCGACCTCCTGGCCAGACGACAGTACCCAGCTCTCCCAGTGGTAGCGGCCAATGCTGGCCTTGTCAGGTCTACCGACCGCCGTGTACAAATCCTTCACGCGAGTGGCCAGCGATCGCTCCAGCGCCTCGTAGGTGGCAAGGCCTGGGCCGCCATCAAACAAGAACGCCACATCATCGTAAATCTTGTCGCCGCCAGCAAACAGGCGATTAATTTGGATACGGTCAAGCACCATCACATCCTCGCGGCCAGACACAAGCAGGGCAAAGGACAGCACCTTGTTTCTGATGCCAACACCTTCAGCCAGGCCATAGAACTCGCGCCTGATCTGCGGGCCTGTCATCTCCGGGTTGGCGACCATGTCATGCAACGCCTGCAGCTTAGTGCGGCCATCGGGCAGCTTCTCGCTCATCTTGGGCAGGAACACGCTTACAAAATCGTTTGCATTGCTCGTGACCTGTTTACCAGGACTGCCGGCAGGAATAGTCTGGCCGACCATCTGTAGCCCTGCGTCAATGTCGGCCTGAGTAAACTCCCCGCGCACAGCCTTTTGAATGAACGGCTGCATGGACCCAGCCAGGTCGAGGAAGCCAGACTCATGCGGATAAGCCGATGCCATGCGTGAGAGCATGGCCCAGAACATCAGAGTGCCGGTGGTATCTGCGCTGGCGGTGCCGTTCTGGTAGATGTTGCGGAATTTGTCCACCACCGCGAAGCCTCGGTCGGCCTCATCAATCTGGGCTTTGCTCATGGATCCAAACCAGCTCGACCACTTCTGCATGTCGTTGGCGTTGTTGATCAGCCAGCTCGGCGGGATCGGCACCTCGTTTGAGTTGTAGACGTTGGCCATCATCGTGGCAAATGCTTCGTCGGACTTCAGCGGATCCGGGAATGCAACAGCCAAGTTATCAAGCCTGGTCGAGACATCTTGATAGTTGCCTGGATTGACATCATTGACGATGTTTTGGTTCTTGCCTTCAGGTGTGTATGAACCTGTCACCGAAACCCTGTACTCTGGCATCAGCTTGAGTTGCTTTTCTGGCGCCACATCGCGGCTGATCCTGGTGGCTCCACTGTTGACCCTGGCGGCAGAATCTCTAGTCACTGGGCCATAGCGCTCGAGCGGCACGGCGGGTATTAGTAAACCCTGGCGCTGCAACATGTTGCCCGTCATTTCGCCGGCCTTGGGCGCCAAAGCGCGTGCTACTGGTCTTGCTGCTTTTGCGGTGGCAGCAGCGCCAGGAAGTAGGCCAAGCGCAGCTCCACCGGCCTGCAACGCGGCGGTGCCGTAGTTACCCTGCTTGGCCGACTCGACAGCCTCGCCGCCCATGATGGCCGCTTCCTCGCTCTGCATGGTGGTGCCAAGGAATGGCATAACGTCTGCCAGGCCGATACTCAATGGCAGGTTACTGCTAGGCCCACCAATGAGCGTCTGCGCGTTTTGGCGGGCCTTGTAGCGGTTCATGCCCATGCCTTCAAACCCAGCTTGCAAGAAGTCAGCCAAGCGCTGCCTGATTGTTGGATCGAATGGCTTGATGCTGTCCACCGGGCGGCCACCACCGCCGGCATCTGTCATGGTCTGGCTCGGGCCGGCGGCCAGCAGCACATCCTCTGGCAGCTGATCAGGCGCAGCCATCTCTGGCATCTCTGGCGCAGCCGGCGGGTCTGGAAACTGATAAGAGGCCAGGGCCGACAGGTACTTGTTTTCGATTGCGCTGTAGGCCATTACTTCTCTCCTGCTGCTTGTTGCAATTGCTGAGTGGCCATCTCACTCTACCTTCCTAACTTGGTCGCGTCCGTTTGCACGCCAGCGCCAAGCCCTTTCTGTCGGACTATATACAGCCCTTGAAGGTATATCAGATGGTCTAACGGGGGCAGCAGGAGCAGGCTGCCTACGTTGCGCAGTGCCCGTAAGCTCGTCAATAAATCTATTTGCGTGGTCCCAGTAAAGTGGGAGCACGATGTTGTGCTCGCGTGCCAAATTACGAGAGATGCTTGACAGTTCTTCAGCAAAATAACCCAGTTCCTGCGAAGTGAGACTTGAGCCCTTTCGCGTCATTGCACCGTCCCTGGGAACGGTGCCGGTTTTCAACCCTTGGGCGAAGTATTTGTAGTTCTCAAACAGGTCTTTTGTCTGCTGGTTTTTCAGGGCTTTTTGCACGTCCGCGATGGTCGAAAATTCGCTGGGCACGTATTCGTCGAACTCCACTGGCCTGCGCTCCAGATCGGCCCTTGTGCCTTTGGCCGCCGGCGGCTGAGTGCGCAGAAAAGTCCGTTCAGCAGCAGGAGCCGGCGCGGGAGCGGCTGCAGGAGCTGGAGCTGGAGCGCGAGCCGGGGCCGGGGCCGGGGCAGGGGCGGGGACGGGGGCGGGTGCAACAGCAGGAGCCGGCGCAGGAGCCGGTGCTGCACGCACAGGCGCAGGGGCTGATGGTGGTGGCATTGAGGGCGCGGCCACTGCCTCACCCGCAGCCATCTTGAGCAGCTTCTCCAGCTCCGTGATCTGCCGCATCTTGTTCACATCATTGCCGGCCTTCTGCCTCAGCGCGGGCAGGCTTTCCAGAGTCACCGGGCCGGTGATCCACTCGCGCCCAGGCACGGCACTGCCGTCTGCCCGGCGAGCAAACTCACTCAGGCGCTTGCCTGCGGCCTTGGCCTCCTCGGTAGACCGGCGTGCGGTGAGGCCCGTTTCCAGTTGGGTCAGGATCTGGCGCGATGTCAGGGTCTTGCCCTCGGCTGCTGCCGCCGCCTGGATCTGCAGCGCCTGGGCCTTGAGGTCGTTTCGTCGCTTGAACTCCTCGCCCTTGGGGTCAAGCACCACCACGCTGCCAGGGATGACGGGGATGCCGGCGAGCTGCGAGATCCCGCGATCAAGATCTGCGCTGTCGCGGCGGTCATCGGCTTGCAAAATCTTCAATGCTGCCACCGCATCCTTGCCGTCGATCCCCTTGCCCACCAGCCCCCAGATCTGCCTGGGGTCGGTGATCGTGTTGTTGTAGATGCCACTGAGCAGGTTGAAGTAGACGGCCTGATTGGTTTCGGGCTGCTTGGGCTCCAGTAGATCCTTGAGCGTGCCAATGGGCACAGAGCCCTCTGGTAGGGCGGTGAGCTGCCTGATGAGCTCAGTCCTTTTGGCATTGCCTGGTTGCAGCGGATAGATCTGCTCTAGCAGGTTGATGGCCTGGGCCTCGCCCTGCCTTTTGGCTTCTGCCGCCTTCGCATCCGCGATGGACTTGCGATTGTTCACGGCCACCATGAAGTTGGCGGTCACCTTGGCCACCGACTCAAAGTCGTTGGTGATCAAGTCTTGGAGCACTGGGCTCATGTTGCCCAGATCGCCGCCTCGCAGCTTCTGCAGTGTGCGCTCTGGGTCTGCCATGTTCTCATCGGAGATCAAGGCCTTGGTCACCGCGTTGACCTTGGCCGTGCGCAGGGCGGCCTCAAACTTGGTGCTGTACTGGGTCTGCAGCGCCTTGTCGCCCAGCAGCAAGGACTGCGTCAGCACGTTCCTGCGAAACACATCGGCCAGCTCGTCGATGGATCGCTGCTGCCCATTGGAGTCAGTCCAGCTGCCCTGCGAGACCGTGGCCTCCAGCAGCCTGACGCTGCTGTCAAAGTCTGCATCGAACTTGGCAATGCGCTGGGCCTTGGCCCGGTCGAGCTCGGCCTTGTAGGCGGCATTGAGCACGGTGTTGCCGTGCGTGGCCATGGTGGCCCTGAACTTGATCGATGCCTCTGGATCGATGCTGGCCAGCGACTTGGAGTAGCCGTCCGACATGGTCTTGATCTTGGCACTGACCTGCTCCGAGGTGGCCTTGCCCGCCTCGACATCGGCCAGCAATTTGACCAGCTCGTTGCGGCCCTCGATCTCAAAGTGGCCAGACAGCTCCAGGCTGCGGGCCTTGGCCACAGCTTGGTCAAAGAAGTTGAGCGAGCTGGTGCTGATGGCCGCCGTGTCTCCACGGCCACCCATGCCGATATTCACACCCTCTTTGGCAAGCTGTAGTTGCTCGGTCGTCAGTGGGTTTTGCGCGGCAAATGCCAAGCCTTCTTGCTGGCGCATCACACCAGCCGTCTGGAAAGCGCTCGCGCTCATGCGGTCGAGAATCTGGGCCAGTTGCCCGGCACCCTGCGCTGCCACTCGCGGCGCAATGTAATCGACAGACTGCTGCTGGGCCTGCACCATGGGCACGCCGCCCACCGAGCGCAGTTGCATCTGACCTGATTCGATTCGTTGTGTGGCCATGCTTATCTCACCTTCAAGTATTCAATGCCTGCCTTGGTGAGCGTTGCACCAGCAAGGATGCCGCCAGTTCTGCGTGCTGCAGCGCCAGCAGATGTGAGTTGGCCAGCTTGGCTGCGTGCGCTGTACAGGTTGAGCATGTTCTGGTACTCGGTGGATTGCAGCATGGCGCTGGCATCCTCAAAGCCCAGCACCCGTGCGGTCAGCGCGTTGAGGTCTGAAACACCCACATCACGCATGGTGGCCGCCACGTTCTCGCGCTGCACAGCCTGCACAGATCCCTCACCAAGCACCACACCACTGGCAGCCGCCCTGGCACGCACCGCAGCGTTGGTGGCACGCATGTTCTTAAGTAAGGCGTTGCCAGCGATCTGGTAGTTCTGCGCCTCGATCTCTGCCTTCTTGATCGTGCGCCCGGCCTGGATGGTGGCGTACTGCTCGCTCATGTCGGCACGCACCTCGGCCACCATCAGCGTGTCGCGTGCCTGCAGCAGGTAGCTGGTCTGCTGGTTTATCGCGGCGGCCTGTTGCGCCTGGGCCTCGCCGTAGGCACCAATTACCCCAGCGATCCCTGTCATTTGTCCTTGGGTGAGTGCCATGTCATGTCCCTGAGAAAACGGCCACGCGATAGTCCAGGCCCAGCAGGTTCATCTTGACAGGCAGGTCTTGCGACACCTCAATGAACTGCTCGCGGCTGTAGCCCAGCACACCATTGACTCGCTTGATGCCGGTGAACTCCGGGATCGGGTCATCCAGCAGCGGGTTGTCAAACAGACGAAACGCCACAGGCTGGCGGTTGATGACCATGTTCTGGGTCTTGTTGACCACAGCGCTGATCTCCACGATGCGCTTCTTGAACGACACCCGGCTGCCGGTCTGCAGCTTGACCTCGACAGGCATGGTCTTGACGTAGACGTTGATAGGAAGGCCCACCTCGTAGCTCGTCACAGACTCGCGGTCGAAGGTCACCGCACCGCCACCGCTCACGGTCTCATTGCCCTGGGGCGAGCCATCGCAGATCACGTTGAGCGATTTGCCAATGTGGGGTAGGCCGCTTCCTACACCACCGGCCGAACCGCCGACGAAGGCGCAGTCGGTGAAGTACTCGTAGCCGAACAGCTCGATGAAGTACCGATTGACACCATTGAAGCTGCGCCATGTCACCACATAGATCGAGTTGACATCCACACCTACATCGATGAAGAAGCCATCGGTCGTGAACTCAGACGGGCTGGTCACCTGCTGGCTGCGCATGATGCTGAAGGCCGCCATGCTGCCGTCATCGGTGTTGGTCATCAGCAGAAGGTCGGCCTCCTCAGTGCTCGACGCTCGGCGCAGGGCGATGCGCTGCGGCCCCTTGAGCAGGTGGCCAGACAGCAGCGAGATGCGCTGGGTGATGTAGGTCAACTGGGTGTCGTTGAAGATGAACTCGTTCAAGCTCTTGCCCTGGCGCTGGATGTAGATCGATCCAGACTCCACTGATTGCACGCGGGTGCCCGGCTTGATGCCGTTGCGGCTCACGTTCTTGAACGTGAATGTCAGCGGCGTGACCGGGTCAGACCCTTGCTGCGGGATGAAGAACTCGCCTCCGGTGGTGAACACCTGAAAGTCGCGGCCAGAGATGATGTCGGTGATGACGTTCAGGTCGTTGGTGTCCAGCGTGGCCTCGACCGCATCGTCGTCCAGCGACTCGGTCGGCACGAAGTCAAAGAACAGGCCGATCTTGCTGCCCCAGATTGTCGATGGCCGCGACTTGCTGCCGCCAAAGTACAGGCGGCCTTCATGGAATGTGACTGTGCGCGGCCATCCCTTGGCGGCAGACCAGACATCCTCGTAGTTGTGCTCCAGCTCCCAGCGACCAGCATCGATGGCCGTTGTGTTGAAGAACGGGTACTCGGTGACCGCCTCGACCACCGTCGAGGAAACGTAGCGCAGGATCCTGGCGCGGCCCTGGGGCTGCACGTTGACGTACTGGTTGACCGATTGGGTCGTCCAGGTCGTCACCTCGTAGTTGCTGGTGTTGTTTGGCGCTGTGGAAAATGGGACATCAACGGTGGCCACCTTGGTGCTGCCGACATAGTCCTCGATGAGCCTGATCTGGCCAGCTCCGGTGCCGCTGGTGATGGTGACATACATGCCGTTGTAGATGTCATCGGTGGCGCTTGCGGTGCTCTTGAGTGTGATGGTGGTGCTGCTGCCGGCCTGCGCCGCGCCGCTGTCGTGGTGCGTTGTCGAGGCCGTCAGGGTCACGTTGCCAGACACGGCAGACGGGGTCAGCGTCGAACCGTTGTTGGTGTGAAAGTCGATGTTGAATGCGTACTTTGGGATCGAGTCAAACGTGATGGTCGTGGCCGTCCAGGCGCTGTCGCTGGTGCGAGTGATGCGCACCGGCTGCAGGTCGGGATGGACAACGATCAGTGTGTCGGCAGACTGAGTCCAGCACATGTCGTCCACAATGTCGCTGGTGATGGTGGTGGTCAAGTAGCTGTTGCCGCTGCCATTGATGTTGGCCACCACCGCGCCGTTCTTGATGACGTACATGCGGTTGTGCGTGAAGCACAGCATGTAGCTGTCAGCGACCGAAAACTGGAATGGCACCAGCCGCACGCCGTTGGCTGCATTGGCCGCGCCAGCGGATGCGTTGGGCAGCTCAAAGATGTGCTTGGTGCCGGGCCTGCGGCGCAGTCCACCCTGGGGCTGGATCAGCACGTTGGTGGCCTTGGCCAGGGCGTTGTTGTAGGCCTGCAGATCAACCCGCGCACGCAGCAGCGGGTCGAGCTCGCCCGTTGCGAAGTTGGTGGTGAAGTCTACAAAGCGCGGCATCAGTTCCTCACTGCGATCAGGCTGTAGTCTTCGATCACCGGCACCGGGTTGTTCTGGCCGTCGATCTGAGTGGCGGTGCGGAAGTAGCCTCCGCGCCCGTTCTCAGAGATGTCGCCAATGGCCACGCGCTGCCACTTGTTGGACTTGTCCTGCTGCTCGGTGACAGTCTCGGCGATGTGCCACGCCACCTGATACTTGAGCAGTTGCACAAAGTATTTTGGCATAGCGTACTCAGGCACGCTGTACTGGTAGTCGATGAACACGCTGGGCAGGTTGGTGAGCAGTACGTCACCCTGGATCTCCCAATCCTTCTGGATCGGCGAGCCCTGCGCAGAGGTTTGGACAACCAGCCTGGGAGAGGCCAAGCGATCACCCGGCAGTTGGTACTGGTAGCGCCAGACGCTGGTGGGCGTGGTCAGCAATTGCGCGAGCTGCGCCTTCTTCATGCTGAACGTCCACGGGTACATCATCAGGGTTGAGTCCCTGATGTCAGGGTAGAGCCGGTCGCAAACGCTCGACTCGTCGGTGCCGTCATTGAAAGACGATATTGCCTTGGCCCCAATGAGCAGCAGGGCATCAGAGCAGATCGATACACCAGTGTCGCCAGCAGCCATGTGAACCTCTTAATGCGAGAAGGGCCAGCCTCCGAGAACCCCCAGAAGCTGGCCCGGTTGCGTCAGACGGCGATTAGTCGCTGTCGGTCGCGGTGACGGTCAGACCGTCAGTCACATCGACCACCGTGCCAGTGTTTGAGTTCACCCACACGATGCTCATCGCGGCGGTGCCACCAGTGCTGGTGTAGCAGAAGATGATGTCGCCAACGCGAAGCAAAGAAGCCAGCGCGTTGAAGTACCCCGCCGTGTTCACATCACCGATGGCATCAGCCGTCGAGTAGGTGTGAACAGAGGGAGCATTGCCAGCTTTACTGGCACCGTGGGTGTTGAAGCCGACTGCATCAAAAGCCATGATTCAGCCCTCCTATTAAGCCGCTGCCGCAGTGTCGCGGGCGGTGATTTTGACGATACCCTCGGGGTCGATGGCAACTGCACCAGCGGAGAACAGGGCATTGACAAGCCAGCTGGTCTTTTCGGCGATGTAGTTGATTTCGGTGCGAGGAGCGATGCCTTCTGCGTAGCCGATTGCATCCTTGTGGAATGCGAACAGCGTGCGGTCGCTGGAGCCGTCGATGGGCAGGCCACCTTCAGAACGATCACCCAGCACATGGAACGTGAAGCCCATGTATTGGTTGATCTCACCCTGAACCAACGCCTTGACGGTGTTGAAGTCCGAGCTGGTCACCGAGGTCTGCTCCAGCATCGCGGCCAAGGAGTTGGCGTGGATGATGATGTTGCGGCCCTCGGAAGGCACGTTCTTCTGGTTCAGGATCTTCGCAGCCTCGCGCAGCTTGGCGATGTTCATGTTGGTGTTTGCGCCACCAATAGAATTGGCCACGGTGCCGGTGCCAGATGCAGCGTTCAGTGCGTCGAGGATCATCTGATCCTGGCGGCGACCGATTGCATTGCCGACCACTTGGACAAGCTCAGAGCGCTCGTCGAAGTTGACCTTCTGCTGCGAGAAGATGTCCGAGTACTCTGCTGCATTGAAGTCAGCCAGAGTGCAGGTCACCTGGGAGAACCCGACATTCATCGGGGTGACATCGGTCTGGGTGACGCGAGCAGTAGCTACGCCGCGACCGACACGGGGGAAACGTACAGTGGAGCCTTCGACACCTCGACGCTGACGCACAGCGCCCACCAGCATTGCTTTGCCCTGGTAAGCCTGTTTGACCTCAGCATCGAACAGCGTAACAAAGGCGTTCGAGAGAGAAACAGCCATTTTGATACCTCATTCGGTTGATTGATCAGGGTTTGTCGCGTCGGTGAGCCGGTAATCCGGGCCTGTGCTTGCTGCTTACGGCAGCCGCTCGTCAGCATCCGCTGCGGTTGGGGGTCGGTTTCCCGGTGGGCCTTGTCGCGCATTGTATGACTTTTTCACAACAGGGCAACAGGGGGGATTGACTGTTGCACAAAAAAGACCCAGCCGAAGCTGGGTCAAGTGGCAACTGCCTTGCGGCAGCCTTGGAGACAACTGGCGATTATTTGGCGAACTGGTTGAACATCCGCTCGACCTTTTGCCGGTATGCCGGGTCGGTCTTGTATTTCGGATCGCCCACCATGGCGTACAGATCCTCTTTGCTGGGCGCACCTTCCAGCGTGGCGCTTTGAGTTGGCACCCGTCCTTCGTAGGCCTCGCGCACCTTCATCAGCGCCGTGATGCCGCGAGCGGTGCCGCCCATGATCTTGAACTCCTCAAAGTCGTCCTTCGACCAGACGCCCTTGTTGACCAGCCCACGGGCCCAATCGACCATGCCGTTGACGATTGCGTTGCCGTTGGGGCCGAGCTGCTTCATCTCGGCCGCCGGGTCAACCATGTCGCCCTGCATGATCTCCTTGGCCTGGGTCTGCAGGTTGGTGACCAAGTCGTCGAAGGCGGCCTGGGACAGGCCATTGTCCTTGGCCCAGCCCGTCAGGGTGGTGGCGATGGGGTTGGTGTCGGCCTGCTCGCCAAAGGCCTTGAGGTCGTACTTGCCATCGGCTGGGGCTTTGTGCTTGCCCTGGCTGATCTGCTTGCGCAGGTCTGACCAGCTCTTGGCAATGCCTTCCAGGTCGGGCTCGTTGGAGTCCTTCTTCCAGAAGTTCTCGGGCCAGAAGTCTGGCCGCTCCAGGGGCTCGTCAGGCTCAGGTGCGCCTGGGGCTGCAGCCTTGTGGCTGATCTCTGTCGCTTGTGTGTTTTCTGGCTTGGTGTCGTCAGTCACTTGCACGTTGTCAAGTAGGCCGGTTCCACCGGGCTCGACGGTTGCTGTGTCGCTCATAGTTTCCTTGCTGAGTTGATCCGTACCTCAATATCCCTCACCACCGTCCTCTGCCCCTCGGCAAAGAAGGCGTGAGAGGGGTCTGTGCCCGGCACGGCGATGGGCACATTCACATACATGTCGCGCAGCCACTGAAGCAGCTTCTGGCCGTCCTCGGAGCCAAACACCCGCAGGGTCAGCTTGGCCAAGTCCTCGCGCTTCTGGTCAACCTCGCGGATGTCGGTGGCCTCGCCGATGGCGTTGATTTCGTCCCAGCTCATGCCGGCATTCCTTCAGGGGCTGGCATGCCAGCGCCGGCCTGGGCCTGCATGGCCATGGCCTGGGCGATGGCTTGCTGCTGCTGCTGGTTCTTCATCTCCTCCATCAGCACGGCACGCTCGGCGGCGGTGTTGCGCACAGACGCTGGCACGCCCAGCTTGTCGGCCAGATAGTCCACCAGCATGTCGGTCTTGATTGCGAGCTGGCCATCGGTGCCCAGGTTCTGGCTGATCTGCATGTACTGCATGATGGCGTTGATCTCTTCCATGTTCTGGGCCATGGCCAGCGGGGCCACCGGGGTGACCTTGACCTCCAGCCCGTTGACCCGCAGTGGCATGTCGATCAGCCCGCGCTCGTCCATGACCTCCAGGATCTTGGCGGTCACCGGAATCATGGTCTCGTTGATCAGGCGGCCAAATGCGCTGCCCAGGTTCTGGGCCAGCTCCTTCATCCGCTCGACGATCTCGGTGGCCGACCGGGCGCTCATGTTGTCGGGCGGCAGCGACTCGTCCAGCAGGATGCGCTTGACGTTGGAGCGCAGGTCGTTGATCACCAGTTGGCTGACGTTGAAGTCGCCAGACCGGGGCAGGGGCAGCAGGGCCGGGCCTTGTGAGCCGCCATTGCGTGCCACGGGGATGATCGCGCCCGGCACGATCTTGACCGTGTTGGGATTGAGCACCCCGTCATCGGCGGCAGTGTAGACACCTGCCACGGCCAGCGATGCGTTCTTGAGCAGCAGCTCGATGGTCTTGTTCAGCGTCTTGATGTCGGGCAGGGCGGTCATCAGGGGGCCGCGGCCATAGATCTCACCGGCCACCTTCATGTACCGGCTGATCACCCAGGGGCTCATCTTGCGGCGGCGGTAGACCAGCTCCTGCTTGGACAGCTTGTCGATAACGTGGTAGCAGTAGTCGCCACGCTTGTGGTCGTAGATGGTGGCCTCCAGCAGCTCGATGTCATCGGTCGGCTTGTCGGCGATCTTGCGTGCCAAGTCGTCGGGGATATTGGCATCGGGCCACTGGCGCTGGATGCTCTCGCCCTTCATGCGCATGCGCCGGTAGACGTTGTCCACCTGGCCATTGGCCCCCTCCTCGTAGCTCACCAGGAACAGCGGCACGGGGATGAAGTTGAGAGGCTGCACATCGTCGCCGGGCTGCACCATCATGCAGGCCGTGCCCACAGCCAGATCCAGCAAGAACTCGCCCATGGCGATGTCGAAGTTGGACTGGTTCAGCATGGTGAACATCTTGTCCTGGTAGACCTCAAGCACGGCCTGCGCCTGCTGCCTGCGATCTGCCGGGATGTCCGAGCCGGCCTCCAGCTTGGCCCACTTGCGCTGCGGGGGGAAAACGACAGACTGCAGCCGGTTGGCAAAGCGCTGGGTGCTGTTGATGGCGGTCGAGTCGAAGACCCGCATCATCTTCTTGGAGCCCGTGGCACCACCCTCCCAGACACCGTAGAGCTGGCGCTGGGGCAGGGCGAACTCGTAGGCATCCTGGTAGAGCTGCTGGAACTCGTCCTTCTTGGCCTGCGCTGCGGCCTGCCGCTTGAGGATCTGCTCAGGAGTCAGGCGCATGCCGCCCGGTGTGGTCTTGTCGTATTCCATGATCAGTCTTCGTCCTCTTCCAGCTTGGCCTCTTGCATCATCTGCTTGAGACTTTTCATCGGCTTTTCGTGCTTATTCGCGGCCATGTACTTCTCCACCTTCTTGCGCAAGGCAGGCGGCAGCTTGGAGATCTCGACCTTGTCTTCCATCTCCTGCTCGATCTCGATTTCGATTTTCATTTCTTGCCTTTCTTCATCTGCTCGGCTTCGCTCATGGCGATGGCCACAGCCTGATCGCGGCTGGCCACCTTGTCGCCGCTGGAGCTCTTGAGCTTGCCAGCCTTGTACTCGCGCATGACCTTGGCGACCTTTTCTTGCATCTTCGTCTTCATGTCTTTCATGGCTCAGTCCTCTTTGTTCAGCTTGTACTTGTCGAGCAGGTTGCGGCCCTTGGCCGCCAGCCGGGATGCAGCGCCAGCAGTGCGCGGCACGGGCTCGCCCCAGGCGTTTGCCGCCAGTGCCAAGCGGGTTGGCTTGCCCTTATCGTCCACCAGCGGCCCGCTCGGGTTGGTGTAGAAGCGGGTCAGGAAGGATCCCTTGCGCCGGGCTCGCTCGCCCAGGGGTGACGATTCCTTGACCCCAGGCTGCAGGTTGCCGCTCTCACCGGAGCGCTCAAACTTGCGCCGACCGGCCTCGGTCAGCCCACCCTCGGGGTCTTTGTACTTGCTCACTGCTTGGCCTTTGCCGCGATCATGTTGTCAACCAGATTGGGGTAGGGTCTACCCGCCTTGGCTGCGCGGCGCATCGCGTTGCGCTTCTCGGCATCGGTGAGCTTTTGCGGCTTGCCAAGATCCTTTGGCCGCGCCTTGTCCCAGACCTCTTTCATGCTTCCTCCCTGGCCAATAGAGGCCGAGTGGCACGGCGAGACACGGCCCCGAGCTTGGCCGCCCGGCGCTCTCCGACCTCGCGCTGGAACACGCTCTCGGCCTCGGCCTTCTTGGCCGCAAACTGCGAAGAGTCGAACTCCTCGATGGCCGGCGCGGTCGGTGCCTCTGGTAGGACAGGTGCTTTCTCGGTGAACGTGGGGATCTCCTTGGGCGCGTAGTAGGTGAACTCCTCGCGCTTGGTCTCGTAGCCGGCCAAACCAAACAGGCCGAACCTGGGCACTTTGGTCTCTTTGATCCCGGTCATTGGGGTCACCGGGTTGGCCTCAATGTCAGCCAGCAGTTTGTTGTAGTCGTCCAGCTTCTTCTGGTAGGCGGCCTTCTGGGTCTCGTAGGTCGGCAGCAGCGACTCTTTGTAGGTCGCCATCTGCGCCTCAAACGGCTTCATCTTCTCGGCCACCCTGGCTTGGTAGCCGGTGAAGGCGGTCTGATACTCGCCTGTCATCGCATCGACGTTGGCCTTGTACTGCTTGGCCAGCCGGTCAATGTCGGAAGTGCTGCGCCGGGTGATCTGGCGCTGCTTGAACTGGGGTAGGGTGGCCATTACTGCAACCTCATCCCGCCGCCGCTCAGATCAACAGGGATGCCCAGCTCTGCGTCCATGCGCTGGTCAGACAGCAGCGACCGGCGGCCACCACGGGTGCGAGCTCTGAGCGCTGATGCCTCGGACGCTGCGGCCTTGCGGCGCTCCTCGTCGGCAGCGGCCTGCACTTCCTTGGCCTTGCGCTCCATCTCCAGCTTGTTGTTCTGGTAGTTGAGCTGCGACTGCTCAAACTGCTGCCGTGCGGTCTGGGCCTGCTGCTCAAGGGATGCGCCCTGCTTGGCATACTCAGCAGTCTGCTTGGCCAGCTCGGTGCGCATGGCGGCCTGATCAGCGGCCTGCTGTGCCAGCATGGTGCGCTGATCGTTTTCGGCCTGCTGCCTGGATTTTCGAGCTTGGGCAGCGTTGACTGTGGTGCTCAGGATGACGGCACCAGAGATGAAATAGGTCATTCAGTTAGCTCCTTGTGTTCATGAACTTCCATGCCCAGCTCGGCGTACTCCATCGCGGTGAACATCTTCTCAAGCGTTGGGATGTCGGTCTCGTCGGTCGGGTTGGGGTGAATCGTTGTCCAGATCGCGTCCTCATGCGTGACCACCACCCGCTTGGTGCCGGGCTCCGAGATGAACGAAGCAGGGGCCGTGTGGGTTTCCAGGCCAAACTCGGTGTAGCAGGTGATGCTGCCCTGGCTGATCACGTTGAAGTGGCGATGCCGGTGGATCTTGCCCACCACCACGGTGCCGGCAGGCAGGTGGATCTCACGGGCATAGATGCCAGGGGCCAGCCAGTGCTTGAGCGGTGGCGACTCGTCCATGCGCTGGCCATCGGGAAGCGCTTGGCAGGCCCGTTGAATGGCCATGATCTTCTGCCGCGCTATCGGCGCAGGCAGATTTGCTGGCGGCAATTCAATGATGGCGGTGCTCATACCAAGAGATTCTATTGGGGTTTGGACATAGTGCAATGGGCTGTATATCAGCGCGATATGCGCTCATGCAAACACATCGAAGTCGGTGCTGGCGCTGGCTTGGCCCATGGGTCTGCCGCCGAGCTGGTGGGCGCGGGTCATGCGGTTGTACTCGCCGCCGCCCAGCATCAGGTAGCCGAAGGAGTCGCCAATGTGTGAGTGCTCGTTCTTGTTGGGCGCGTCCCGGAAGCGCTCCTGGCCGGCACCGACCGCCACCCGCTTGAAGTGGTAGCCACCGGCAAGCGCCTTGCGCAGCAGCTTGCACTCGCGGTTGACGATGAGCCCAGGCTTGCCGGCGATCAGGCGCTGCATGGGCGCTGCGGAGGCCTCGCGGCGCACCTTGAAGTCGTTGCTGGCGGTGGGCTGGGCTCGCAGGCCCAGGGTTTTCAGGTGATCGAAGGCGGTCACCTCGTAGATCGCATCCCTGGCCATGCCGGCAGGGTCGCCCCAGATCATCACCTGGTGGTTGGGGTAGCGCTGGTTGAGCTCACCCAGCAGCTGGTGGCCAAAGCGCTCCAGGCCCATGTCAAAGGTGACGATTTCCTGGTGGATCAGCCACCGGCCATTGGGCAGCCGCTGGCCAATGGTGGCAGCCGGGGTCAATCCAAAGTCCAGCCCAACCTGGATCGGCACCGTGGGGTCAACCTCGGTGTCGCCAGACATGGTCGAGTCCTCATATTCAGGCCAGACCGGGCGGCCCTCCTGGACATAGGTGTACTCGCCCCCTGCGTAGCAGCGAATCCAGTCTAGATTCTTGCCCAGCAGCATCTGCTGGTAGTAACCTGGGGGCAAGTTGTGGATATTCTCAGCCATCGGGTTGACCTTCCACCACTTGCCGCTGGCAAAGATGTGATCGTTGGCCTCGGGCATCTCTGGCAGGTCTTCAACGGCCACCGGCACCACGCCGCCAGGCTGCTTCCAAAACTTCCAGGCGTACTGGCCGGTCATCTTCTCCTTCTCGGCCATGCGGTGCCACCAATGGTCGTCGTCCATGGGGTTGGTATCCATCCAGATCCCGTGCCAGGAAGCACCGCCGTCGCGCTTGGTGGGGTATCGGCCCACCCGGTGGGTCAGTCCGTCGATCACCGCCTTGGGCAGCTCCCTGGCCTCGTTGACCCAGGCACCCGTAAGCTCCAGAGACAGCAGTTTTCGGACATCCTTGGGCTGGTCAAGGGCCAGAAAGATGACCTCGCAGTCGATACCGGCGGCATCACCACGGGCCGGCAGCCTAATGTGGTGGGTGATCGGGGGTGTCCAGAGCATTGGGCCGAACGTAGCCTCCGGGAACAGGTCGAGCCAGGTCTTTATGGTGGTGGTTTTTAGCATCGGGTAGCTGTTTCTGACCACCGCCCAGCGCGAATACCGGATGTTGTCCACAGGGCTGGGCTTTTGCTGCACCGCCTTGATGAAGATCTTGCTCGCGCAGCCGTAGCTCTTACCCGATCCGACCGGGCCCATGATGCCCTGCACGAAATTCTTGCTCTGGATGAAGTCGTAGATCACCGGCGAGCTGCTGAAGTCCAGGTTCAGCCCAGCCACCGGCACAGCCTTGTCCGACGTTTCCTTGGTTCTAGCCATCATTACCCCTTGGTGCCACCACGTTGATGTCAATCACGCTGGGCTTGTTGTCGTCATCAGGGCTGTCCAGCAGGCCAGAAGCCTTGGCCAGCAGCCGCAGCACCCCGACCTTGTCGTAGAGCTCGATCTCCAGCGTGCTGACCCCTTCCTTGTCAGTCCTGACCTTGATGTTCTTGATCGCGTGCAAGGCGTGCTCAGGTATATCGCTAGACCTCTTCACCGTCACATTGCCGCGATCGTCCCACTCCATGATGTCAGTCAGCTTGGTGTTGGCCATGGACAGCAGCGCATAGGCCACCGCCTCCTTGTTGGCCATGATCGTGCCGCTCCTCTCCAGCCGGCGCTGCACAGACCTGACCCCACCCCAGTTGGTCAGGGGAGGGATCACAGTGGACTGCTTAGGTCTGGCCATCAGAACGGTATATCGTCGTCAGATTCAACCACCACATGCTTGGCCTGGGCC